ATGGCCGCTATAGCGCCGCTGGTGGCCGTTGGCGGCCTGCTGCACCTTGCATGGGCGTCGTGGCTACTGTGGCGCGCCGAGCGCGGCCTAGGGCTGCTGTGCGATGCGTGCGGCGGACCGCTGGGCTTCGAGCGCACCGGCCACGCGAACCGGGGCGGTCGGTACCGCAAGTGCCTATGCTGCGCGCGGAACGTAAACCGCCGGTACTACGATTACCAGTGAAGGCCTGTTGTGCCACAGTCTTGCCAAGTTGCGCACTGTGGTCGCCGCGTTCGTTGGCACGGCTCCGATGAAAAAGGCCTCGCATCGCTGCAAGGCCTTGTTCCGTAACGCTTAGATCGCCACCTAGATGGTGGCCGGGGAGGGAATCGAACCCCCGACACAGGGATTTTCAATCAGAGATTCGCGGGACCATCATCCCCTTCTCGGTCAACCGGTTGCGCTAGGAGCGCGGTCAAAATTCGGGCGCCCGCGACGCCACGTAAGCCGTTGCTTTGCCTGGGCGTCGAGAGGCGTTTTTAGCGCGCCGCGGCGACCTTCCGGGGCAGCCGGTTGTAGATCCGCTCGAAGGTGCGGCGGTCCATGTGGCCCAGCAGGTTCCAGTCCCGGCCATCGCTGCCGGCCTTGGCCCGCAGGTCGTTGAAGGTGAAGGTGCGCAGGACCACTCCGTCCTTCTTCGCCTGCTCCAGCGCTCGCGCGCGCGCCCGGTGCCAGAGGGTCCGGAAGCCGCTCCCGGTGTAGGGCTTGCCGTCCTCGGTGGAGAGCAGCACCAGGGGGATGAAGTCGCGCGTCCCGACGGCCTCGACCACGGCCCGGCGCAGCCCATCCGACCAGCCGATGACCAAGCCGGCGCCGGTCTTGCTGGTGCCCACCGTCAGGCCGTCGTCGCCGAAGTCGCTGCGCCGCACGCGCAGCAGGTCTCCCTGGCGCAGCCCGGTCACGGCCGCCAACAGCATCGCGGCGCGCACGATCGGGGTGGCCTGGGCATAGACCAGGTTGAACTCGGCGTCGGTCACGTAGCGCGTGCGCGGCTTCTCCTTGAACGGATCGAGGAAGCGCACAGGGTTGTCCTTCAGGACGCCGGTGTTCACGGCGAGCTTGAACGCCTCGTAGAGGCAAGTCCGCTCACGGTTGGCCTGGGTCTTGCCGCTCTGGCCGCGCGCGTCGCGCCAGCGGTACAGCATCGGCACGTCGACGTCCTCGATGCGGACCTTGGCCCAGATGGGTCTGAGGTTCGCGATCCGCCGCTGGTAGTCGGTCGCGGTCGACTGGGCCAGGTCTCCGTCCTTGACCCTGCCGACCGTGACGCTCAGCAGGCCGTCCAGCAGATCGCCCACGGTCGTGGCGCCTTCCCGCCCGGCCTCGCCCCACGTTGTACGCCAGGCGCTCAGCAGGGCGTCCAGGTCGGCGTAGGTCTTGCGCTGCATCTTCGGCTTGCCGTTGGCGTCCACGCCCGCCGGGTGCAGCATGAAGAGCTTCCCGTTCTTGGCGTCCCGGTAGCAGTAGGACGGGAGACCTGTGTGCTTTGACCGCGGGCGTGCCATCAGCCGGCCTTCTTCAGCAGATCCAGTCGCGGTTCGGTTTTCGCGCGCGCGCGCGTCACGGTGCCGCTGGGCATCATCTTGGCATGGTAGGCGGCGCGCAGCACCTTGACCTTGCCGTCAGCGCCGAGGACGGCCGGCACGCCGAGCTGCAGGAACCAGGCCATCTGCTTCACCTTGTGGTGAGCGCCGCTGGCCTCCTGGATCTCGGCCGGAGTGAGGTGGGTCGATTCGCCGCTCATGCTCGTCCACCTTTCGCCCGCCGCGGCTCCTGATGCTGGAGCCACGAATCGAGGCGCGCGCCGGCGACGCTGGGCACCGGCTTCCCGTTCTCGTACAGCGAGACGTAGGAGGGGTTGACGCCTGCCTCGGCGGCCACGTCCCGCTGCGTCAAGCCGAACGCCTTGCGCAGCGCTGCCAGCGTCTCGGGCTGGCCGAAGTCCGGGTGCTGGTCGTGCATGTGCCGGCGCAGGTTCTCGAACGTCCGATTGCAGCAGGGGCACACGCCGTTCATGACGCGCTGGCGCATGCGGTTGTGGGCCTTGCGGACTTTCTCGACCTCCTCGTTCGCGAGGTCGCGAGCCATGCGAGCCCTGGCCAAATCGTCCGCTGCGCCCTGCAGCTGTTCGCGCAGCTTCTGCTCCTCGGACTTGCCGACGTAGTGCTGGGCATGCCCAGCGGGGCAGTAGAAGTTCTGGTGGTCCCTTCTGCGCGCGTTCTGGAAATCAACGGGAATCGCGAACGCCATGCTGCACCAACAGCAGTGCTCGATCTCAAAGCACACGTTCTCGGCGAACTTACCCATTCCCCACCTCCCCGGCCTGGGCTGCCCCTGGCCAGTTCATGGGCAATCCGTCGCTCCGAACCAGATGCGCGCCGCGCTCTTCTTGCATGCACGGCGCAATCGTCGTTCCAGCGCCGCAAGCCTTGCACCCCAGGTGGATGATCCCGAAGCATGCCCCATTAACCCCTACATGCCCGCTGCGGCACGCATGAGCAGCACTGTCGTACTGGCTGCATTCCTCAGTTCTCATGACTTCTCCCCGGCCTGGGCGGCTAGCCCCGCACTCAACAGGGAGTCACGGGTTCGCAGGTAGTGGCGACGCTGGTCCTCGCCGGAATCAAGGGAATCGCACAACGCAGTCGCGTTCCTAACCAACTCCCACACCCAATCCGGCAACGCATCCGCATCCTGCTTAGCGGCTGGCAGGGCCGCAGCGTCGGCGGGCGGCGAGGGGGCGGCGTAACGCTTGATGCCGGCTATCAGCTCCTGCCAGTGGTGTATACGGTCAACATCCGTCATTGCCGATGACGCGAATCCGTACTCGCCTATTAGCACCAGCAGCCAGTCGGGCAACGCACCGCCGCTTACAGGCTGGGATAGGGAGAAGGCCCGCTTGATCGCCTCGATGATCGCAACTTGCAGCGACGCGCGCCGCTGCGGCTCGGTGTCCAAGGTGAAGCGCCGCGCCACGTCCAGCGCGATCGTGTCGATGTCGTTGCTCATGCTGAACCTCGAAACTGGATGCCCGGCAGCTGCTGGACCTTGCCGCCGCGGGCGATGAACTGTTCGACCGTCTCGGCAGGGCCGGTGGACGCGAGGGGCGCCAGGCGCGGCCCCGGCTTCGCGCGCACTGCAGGCTGCTCGGCGGCCTTGCGCGCCCGATAGGCGCGCTTGGCCTCTCGACGCGCGGCGCGCTTCGCGTCCAGCACGGGGTCACCCGAGGGCGGCTTCATGTTGATGCCGATGCGGCTCCTGCTCATCGTCGCGTCCTCAGGCGCTGGCGCCCAGGCGCGCCAGGCGCTCGGCTTCGGCCTGAGCCTCCGCCGCGTCCTGCGCGTCCTGCGTGTCGCCCTGGCCGCCGGTGGGCAGCTGCTGCTGGGCGGCCGGCGCGGGCGGGATGACGCGGATGTAGCGCTCCTGCTGGATCAGCTGCGACAGCTCGCCGGCCAGGTCCTTGTCGGGATGGAAGGAGGCACTGAAGGACAGCTTGAGCGCTCCGCCGTTGATCGGCTCCATCTTGAAGTTGCTGAGGGTCACGTCGCTGATCGGGAGCGGGGTGGAGAACTCCAGGCCGCCATCGATCTCGATCGTGTAGCCCGGCCAGTCCTCGTCCAGCACGATCGGCTTGATGTTGGGGTGCGCGATCTGCACCAGGTCGTCGCCCGGCAGCATCGGGATCTGCTCGCCCGAGAGGTCCGATTTGCGGAACAGGATCTGGCGCATGCCAGGCACGAAGAAATCGATCAGCGAGCTGTGGCCGTTGACGCTGATGCGCAGATCAGCCGCCGGCACCTTTTCGTCGCCGTGGCGCTCGGCGCTCGGGTTGAACGAGTCGATCTTGCAGGCCTGCTTTTCGAGCTGGAGCTGGGGCATTGCGGTGTCCTCGGGTGGGATAGGTGCCGGCTGTGGGGACGCCGCCGGCTGGCGTGATAGGTGCCGGGTACGTCTCCGGCGCGGGGCTCTCACCGCCGTGTTGCCTGCCGTCGGCGTCCCGAACGGCATTCCTCCCTGTGCTTTAGCGCCCAACTGGGTGGAGGCTTCCAGGCGGCCGGTTACGCTGTCCGGCGAGGTGTGAGGCGGCAAAGCCGCTGTAGCCTCCGATTTGGGTGGAGAGGGCCGGTGCTGATCTCCGGCTTACCCAGGTGCTTTCTTGTTCCTTACCGATCCGCGCTGGGTATCGGCAGTGGCACGCCTCGAAATGGGCTGGCGGTGCAAGCTGGGCCGACCGTAGCTGCGCATCAGCCTGCGCATTCCCCTCCGTAGTCGTTATTGCTCCAGCTCGCTGCGCCGCGCCTCGTAGGCCTGCGTCAGCCGCTCGCGCGTGGCCTGGTCCTCGAACAGGCTCACGTCGTTGTAGGCGTCGTCCAGGGCGTCGCGGTCCGGCGCAGTGGCCAGGCGCTCGGCGACCTCGGGCTCGGTGATCAGCACCGGCTCGGGATCGGCTGGCGGCTCGGAAGCTGGCAGTGGCTGGCCGGTGAGCTGGGCTTCGAGCGTGCGCAGGTTGCTGGTGTCGGTCGCGGCCGGCGCCGCCTGCGCGCTGCCCCACACGTCGCCGATCTCGTCGGAGGTGTGGATGCCCATCGAGACCTCGGGCGCGTACAGGCGCGCGAAGAAGGTCGCCGCGCGGTACATGAACATCAGGCCCGGGATGCTCAGCCACTTGCTGCCGGACTTCTTCGACCAGCCCTCGGCCTCGACCATCGCCCAGGTCACCCACGGGCCGTGGCACACCTCGCCGCTCTCGCGCTCCTTGGCGAACGCGCGCACGCGGTAGGTCTTGGCCTTCGGATCATCGCCGCCGTCGGTCTCGAAGCGGATCGGCGAGAAGCGGCCGCAGGCGTTCACCGTCGCGATCAGGAAGGACGAGGACCACGACGGCTTGCCCTGCACGATGTAGAGGTTCTGCATCACAAGGAACGGCGAGGCGCCGATGCGTCCAGCAACCTCGATCGCCAGCAGCGTGTTGGGCAGGTTGTTGCGGTAGGCCTGCGGCACCAGGTCCGACTGGGAAAGCGCCTTGGCCTGGCGCTGGGCCAAAGAGAACGCGGACTCTGCCTGCGTGACCGGCGGCAGCGGCTGGGTTGCGGGGATCATCTGTGCATTCATGGTCAGTCCTTCAGCGCCCACGGGGGCAGGGAAAGTTCGGTGATGCCGGTGAAGCCCGGCCATTCGTTGCGCTCCAGGCAGCGCTGGAGGATCTGCAGTCCGCGCTCGCGCAGCTCAAAGCCACGCGCCTCGGCAGCTGCGTCGATGTGGTAGACCGCCGGCAGATACGGCGGCTCCTTTTCCTGAGCGAGGATCAGGTAGTTGCGCACCGGAGAGCCGCACTCTCGGGCGCCAGAAACGTAGTGCGCGTGCTGGATGTGGTAGCCGAACTTGTCGACCGAGCGGCGGAACGCCTCGGGGCTGGCGTCGTCGGTGGTCTTGAGGTCCATGAAGATGGCCTTGGACTCCACCCACCAGTCCGCGCGCGCCTTGCACGGGACGCCGGTGTCCGGGTCCACCCAGCGCATCGTGACCTCGCTGACGCCCTCGGCCATGATCCCGGCGGCGACCGGGTGCGCCATCAGCGCGGCGTGCATCTCCTCGATGCGCTCGAAGTCGTCGCGCGAGAGCGGGATCAGCCCCGCGTGCTCGGCATCCCACGCGTCCCAGAAGGCGATCGACTCCAGCGTGCTGTCGCTCGGGTTCTTCGCCTTGCGCAGGTGCCGCAGGTCGCGCGGCGCGTCCGCTGGCGGCGGTGCGCAGTAGGTGGCCGCGAACACCTCCGGCTCCAGCACGCGGCAGTGGTAGGCCTTGCCGAACACCTTCGCCGGGGTGTCGTCGTTCTCGCGCGCCGCCGCCCACGCCTTGATGTGCGCCGGGGTCTGCGTGCGCAGGCGCTGCAGCACGCCGCTGCTGGCCGTGCCCAGCTCGCGGACCTGGTAGTCCGCGGCGGGGACGCCGAACAGCATGCGGCCGGCGGGGGCGGCGATCATGGCTGCTCGAACTCCGAATCCATGATCGATTCCGGGCGCTCATCGCGGTATCCGTGCATCCGGCATCGCTGCTGCGGCAGGAGGATCGTCGGATGGGCCTTGGGCAATTTCTGCTTGCAGACCGGGCACGGCACGCCGTACTTGGCACGCAAGTGCTTGCGCATGTCGCGCATCGCTCCGAAGACCTCGGCCATCTCGCTCACGGCTGCGCGTTCTCGACAGGCGCAGGCTCAGCCGCCGCGGTCTCGACCTTGATGCCCTCGGCAACCAGCTGGGCGATGTCGTCCTGCGAGGCCACGCGCACGGGCATACCGGAGGTGACGTGGCGCACGGCCTGGGCCGGGCTCGTCGCGCGCACCAGCCGATCGGTCTTGCCGTCGTCGATGCGGTAAATGCGGGTCGGGGTCTTGCTCACTGCGGTTCCTTTGCCGGCATCGCCGGCGTTGTGGGTCAACGGATCGATCGGCGGCGCTGCTCGGGAAAGCCAGGACCGCGCGGGCGGATGAAAGGGACATCGCGGCGGCGCCGCAGGGCGCGCCACGCCGAGCGCGTGCGCCACAAGGCCAGCCAGAGGGCGAGGGCGGCGATCGGGAAGATGGTCCAGGCCTCGACGATCCAGCAGCGGCGCAGCAGGTCGGCGAGGAACGCGGCCACCAGCAGCCACGCGGCGAAGCGGAGTGCGCGCAGGACGATCACGGCGCCCACCCGCGCAGCCACGCGGCGCCCAGGTACACGGCCGGGAAGCCGATCAGCACCAGCGCATAGCAGCCGGCTGCAGCGAGACGTTCGCGGGTGCGGTCAGACACAGAGCCTCCCCAGGGCGAAGACGATGGGCGTGCCGAGCACTGCGCCCAGCACCGCGCCGAACAGCAGGGCAACGCGGACCTCGCGCTCCTGCGCGCGCAGGTACGATTCGATGTCGTCGGTCATGGGGCGGCTCCGACGCGGGCGAGGGCTACGCGGGCGCGTTCGGTCAAGGCCACCGCCGGATCCCCGGCCGCTGGCTTCATGCCGATCGATGCAAGTTGCAAGAGAGCGGCATCGTCAGCCTTGACGATATCGCCGAGAACCTCGATCAGCTCGGCCACGGCGGCGCGGACATTGATCAATTCGACCTTGCGGCGTGCGTTGATACTGTTCGGGAGGCCATGCAGCTGGCCTATCTCCAAATCCAAAACTGCCAGCACAGCGACAGGCGCGGTCATGGCTGGGCTCCGGTGGCTTTTGCGATTGCGGCGCGTGCCTTGTTGAGCCCCTGGATCCAGAACGCGTTGTACTCATTCCAGGACTGGCCACCCAGCGAAGCGATTGGTGCGTCGCCCTCCTGCGTGTCGTCGTGCTCGACCATCCAGATGAGCGCCTCCAGCAGCTCCGGTGCGGCGGCGATCAGGCGCGCATCTGCATCGCCCTGCTCGTCGTCCCAAAGCTTCTCGACGATGTGGCGCTCAAAGCCGCCATGGGCGTACTTCTTGCCGATGATGTTCTTGCCGATGGACCAAGGACCGGGCGTGTGTGTCTTCATGCCGCATCCCTCCGCGCAGCCCATTCCTCACGGCGCGCTTCCTGTTGCTGGGCGCGGATCTCGTTGCCGGCTTCAATGGCCGCGTCCTCGTCGAGAGCAGCGTCCTTCCGGACTTGCTTCATCGCCGCCGCGTGGATCAACTTCGCTGCGTCGTACAGGCAAGTGAGCGTCGTTGATCCGATCAGATTGGTCGGATCGACCTCATGCAGGTCAAAGAGGGCAACCCCACAGATCGTCGTAGGTGCTCGTATCGAAGCCGCAGGACGCGTCCGCCACGATCTCGCGGAGCCTGTCGCGGTCTTCGAGAATTGCTTGCTCGAAGTCCATGGCTCACCCCCCCCACAGCAGGTAGACCAGCATCAGCACGGCGCCGACTACAAGGCCGCCGCAGAAGATCACCGCAGCCGCAGCCCACTCGGCGCGGGAGGTGCGCACGAGGGCGGTCACAGGGCACCGCCGATGCGGATCAATGCAGCAATGTGCTGGTTTGTCTCGCTGGAATCGAAGCGAAAGAATGACGAGCGCAGCCACCCCTGGGCGCGCTTCACCGTCAGCGCCGCGCGCTCACGCTCTTGATAATTTAGCGTCTTCGGTAGGCGCGAGGCCTTCCTAGATTCGATCAACTCGACGAACTGTTCCTTGGTCGACACCGCTGGCGGATCAACCGGCGCGCCCTTCGTCTCACTTGCAGTGCGGATGTCCATGTTCCCGTCCTCTGCCCGGGGTGGGCTGACGGGAGCTAGTAAATCACTGTTGACCGCAACTAGTCAACAACAATTGACCGATATGACGATAGATTCTCTCAATCGCCCGGCCGGGCGATAGGAAGCTGACGCTTTTGGCGGCTTCCTTAGCGGCCAGAGGCGGCCGCCAAGGCCTACAACTAGCGTTGTTTCCCGGGAGTAGCGCCTACATGTAGTGTTTCACGGCAGTGGGAGCGGCCATAGACGGCCATAGACCGCCATGAACGTTCAAAAACGGGAAGCTAGCTTCACGAAAATAGTGAGCAACCGGGCATGTTTCACGGCACAAGTCGCGCTAAGATGCGCATCGAAAATACTCAAGAAGCTTCGTAGTGCGGCTACAGAGGCAAGCTGACAATGAGTGGTACGCGGCATGGGACCCGCCGCGTCAAGGTCTCGGTAGTGGAGAAATTTTATGCGCAAGCCGTTCTACGTGCGGTGTTACGCAAAGAAGTCTGAGACGCAATGGGTTGCTCTTTGCATAGACCTATGTCTCGCAGCTCAGGCGGATACGTTCGAAGAGGTTAAAAGCAAGCTTGACGCACAGATCAACGACTATGTGTATGAGGCGTTGACGGTTGACCGTGCTCACGCGAAACAATTACTGTCGCGCAAGGCTCCTCTGGCCAATCGCCTGGAGTACTACCTCATCTGCGTTGTCCAAGGAATCTCGGACGCGTTCGAATCTAAGTCGTCCAAGGGGCATGGGCGCGCTTTCGAAGAGTTGGTCTCAGTCCCCGCGACTACGTGAGCTCTCACCACCCGCCGCTAACCGATCGACAGGTTATCGCGGCGCTCTTGCTGCTAGGGTTCCAGTTCCGAAAAGCTACTTCGGGGACTTCCCATGATAGCTACGTGGGAACTTTCCGACGGCAATTCAGGAAAGTCACGGTTGACTGTCCCAAGTCGCCATTTAGCCAAGATCTCATTTCATCTATGGCTAGACAGGCGGGCCTGACAAAAAAGGAGCTGTATGCGGCCGTCAGGGGCGAGATGCCGAGAGATTGGCCATAGAACCCCGCTCCGGCGGGGTTTTGGTTGCCGAACGCACTCAACGATCACACGTGCCGGTGTACAGGAGCGTTCCCACGCTGTCTGTGAACTTGGAAAATCCTGATGCGACTACGCTGTCAGTGGGCGTCTTCGTCCAGATGCGATTTGACACAGTGAAGCTGGAGCATCCGTTGGTCTTTGTGTATTGCTCGATCCACTCTTTTCTGATCGCCTCTGCTTTAGCGCTCTCAGGTGGATAGCTGGCGGCCGTGGATGCTGTCATCCTCCATTCAGTGGGTGACAGCATCTCAAACTTGCTCATCATGCCGCGGTCCATTTTATGCACTGTGGCGCATCCACCTATTGCGCTGAAGGCCAAGATCAAGCCGGCTAGTTTGACCACGTTGTAGCCATTCCCTCGGTCATGATTTGCACTTCTCTTTTTAACATCCAAGCGATTCATTTGACTCTCCCTGTAACTTGTCTCATCCGATGAGCCTGCTACGAACCGGCAGGCTTTCATCAACAGTTGCCTCAACCTCGCATGCATCAACGTACCCGTGCATCCGATCCAGCAGGTCATCCAACTGGGGGTCTGTGAGGTCAGACAGGTACGGAACGCCCTTAGTCACAAGGAAATGAGTCACAGCAATCTGCCAACCATAGCTGTTGGCAATCACCATGATCTCGTGCATCACCCTCGCGCGTGGGGACACGTCCACCGCTTGCAGCTCGGCCCAGTTGGGCAGGGACGCCTGCGTTTTCGCCTCCGGCTCAGCCGGTTTTTCTGCGCCTACCAGCCGCAGGTCTCGCGGCTTCCCCGCCTTCCGTTTCGATCGCTGAGCTACCAGCTCTGCCAGCTTGTCGATCTCCTGATCCAGATTGAACCCCATGTTCCGCCTCCAGTCTCTCTCGCAGTGCAATAGCGTTGCGCAGTGCGGCGGCGAACTCCTCGGGGGAGCGCTCGATGTCCAGCACCTCATTGGCGCCGAGTCGAACAGACTTCTTCGCCAGCTTGATCGCGGCGAGGATGATCTCGGCATCCAGTCGCGGGGGCTGCGACTGGCCGACCGGGCTTCCTTTCCCTGTGATGAGCCACTCAAGATCGACTCCATAGCGCTTGGCCCATTGGTACAGGTAAATGCCGCCAGGGACCTTTGTTCGCCCGTTTTCGATCTGGCTGACCGCCTGTTTCGTGGTGCCCGCAACGGCCGCCGCCTGAACCTGATCTAGGCCAGCCTCCTCCCGGAGCCGCTTGAGTCTTTCGCCGATGCTCATGTCAACCATGGTTGACTAAACCGGGTAAATAGTGGTTGACGAGCCGGGTCAACAGTGATTTACTCCCGCCATGGACACTACCAAGCGACAGGCAAAGGCTCTCCTGACCATCAAGCGCGATGTTGACCTGGCGCGGCTCTTGGGGACGACCAAGCAGGCGGTGAGCCGGTGGCAAGAGGATGAGGCGCTGCCAGATGCTCGGCAGTGGCAGCTCAGGGCAATGCGCCCCGATCTTTTCCCCGCCCCGGCGCCGAAGGGGGAGGCTGCCGATGCTGCCTGATCGCTTTAACCCCCGAGTGTGGCTGCGAGATTGGCTCACTAAGAGCACGCCCGCTGAGCGGGCGCGCTTGGATGCCATCAATAAGTTCTCCGAGTTGGTGATCAGCAGCATTGCTGGCGGCACCGCTGCCGATTCCGCCTCGGCTGACAAATCTAGACCGACAGAAGACGACGAATTGCCTCTTTCGGCCCCTCTGCGAACTTCACATCGACGATCGCCGGAGAGGCAATGAGTTCGTTGACTCGCCTCTCGAAGTCGGGATCGCGGCCCTTGGCGTCTTTCGCCAGCGCTGCAACCAGGATCTTTAGGGCACTGGTCGTGATAGCCAGCTGTTCCATAGCGTCTTTCTGTGTCATGTCGCCCTCCTTGCGGGCTGTGTTGGTAGCACACCCAGCTTACCGCCTGGAGGGCGGCGCTTATGCGGGCCACTCAGTGCCCAACCCTTCGGTAGCAGCACACGCCGTCAATCCAGCGGATCGCGAACACCTGTCCGCACAGCCACACGAGCGTGGTGACGTTCGCGGGCGTTTCAACACGTAACACATCCATGGGCCTGTCCTTCGGGGCGAGGTCCTTTTTTTCGCACTTTCGAGAAGGTTGACCGTAGTGGACGCAGGTAGACCGCAGTTGACCGGCCTTTTGCCGGCCCGCATCGAAGGGATTCCGACGCCCAAGCTGGCGCCGTTCGACGTGCTGCGCTTGTGCAACAGCGAGCGGGACGCGGTGCTGGTCTCGATCCGCATGTCGAAGCTGAGCCAGAAGGAGATCGCGTCCCGGATGGGCGTGAGCAAACAGGCGATTTCCAAGTGGGTGCGTGAAGGCATCCCTGGAGGTCGCGTGAGGGCCTTCTGCAACGCCACGGGTACGCAGCTGGTGCAGCAGTACATCGCGATGCACCGGGCTATGCGCGAGGCGTCCGGCATCCGCTGCGAGAACGACCGGATCAATGAGATCGCAGCCATTGCGATGGGGGCAGTGGCGTGAGCCATCCCATGGTCGAACAGCTCAAGGCCCTATTCGGGTCGAGGGGTGGTGTCTGCCCTCCAGACACAGAAACGCCCGCGTGCAAGGCGGGCGCTCAAAAGGACAACATCGATATGAACCAATTGTCATTCCGTACCGTGGAAGAAGTCAAGCCCGATGGAATTGCTGCGGTCATCCGCAGCTTGTTGAGTCGGTCAGATGATGGCGTTGTGACCATAGCGCCCGGGATAGCGAAGCGCATCATCGAGGAAACCAACTTCTCGGGCCAGCGCAAAGTCAATCCGACCCGCGTTGGCGAGCGGGTGCATGACATCGAGAATGGGCGGTGGAAGGAGCGAGTCACACCGATCACATTCGCGCAGACGCCCGACGGCAAGCTTTACCTGGTAAACGGGCAGCATCGCTGCCACGCCATCGCAAAGAGCGGCCGTGCAGTTCCCGCTCTTGTCGTGATCGACAAGGCGGCCGATCTAACTTCGGTCCGTTCGCTCTACGCCCTGTTCGATACGCCTGAGTCAAGGCGCAGTGATACCGACATGCTTGATGGGGTTGGCATCGCAGCCGGCCTTGGGGTGAAGCGGAAGACCGCTGCAGCCGTCTTTAAGGCAATGACCATCCTGCGCAACGACATGGAAATACCAGCCAACGCGGCTGGTCTGGATGCGAAGTCGCGCAATGGCCGTCTTGAGGACATCATGGATTGGGCGGATGAGGCTCGCGTGTTTGAGCGAATCGTTACGCAGGCGGATACCTTCCTGCAGCGCAAGCTCTACACCGCATCTGCTACTGCATTCGCGCTTTACGTGCTTCGGCACCGCCGCAATCAAGCGGTGGACTTTCTGACGGGCTTGGCAGAGAACGATGGCCTGCGCAAGGGTGACCCGCGTGCGCGCTTGATTGCCGACTTCCAGAATCGCTCGGTCAACGTCAATAGCAGCCGCCAGGGCTTGCAACGCTTCGCGGTGGCCTGGAATGCGTGGGTTGAGAAGCGCGACCTCTCGCTCATCAAATGCCATGACGGGGCCGCCATCGTCATCAAGGGCACGCCGAAGGGCAAGGCAGGTGCTCGGTGAGGCAGCTCATGCAAATCAATCTGAGCGAAGTGCAGCTGTCCAAGTCGCGTCCGACGGTCCCTGAGGCCGTCAACGCGCTGGCTGAGTCGATGCGGGTCAACGGCCTATTGAATCCGATCATCGTCCGCAGGGCGCAGGTCTTCGTCGGCATCGTCCGCGAGGGCTACAAGGTCGTGGCGGGCAATCACCGAGTCAGCGCGGCGCGCGCGCTCGGGTGGACCCACATCGACGCTTTCATCCACGAAGGCGACGAGCTGACCGCCGAGCTGGCGGAGATCGACGAGAACCTGCAGCGTGCTGAGCTGACCCCGGCGCAGAGGGCCGCGGCCATCCACAGGCGCAAGGAGATATGGGAAACCCTTAACCCCGAAAACGGGGCAAATTGCCCCACTTCCGGCGGACGCGGAAACAAGGGGTTTGCCGGAGACACGGCAACCAAGACCGGCGAGGACAAGCGGAACATCAACAAGGCGGTGAAGGTCGCCGAAGCGCTCGGTCCGGATATCCACGAGGTGGTGGGCACGTCACTGGACAAGGGCGTGGAGCTCGACGCGCTCAAGGAGCTGCCGGCAGAGGAGCGCCGCGAGCTGATCGACCGCGCCAAGGCTGGCGAGCAGGTAAGCGCCCGGTCGCCGCGCCTGTCAGATGATGGTCGTCTCGGTCGTCTGATCGGCCAGGTCATTGGCGAACTGGCGCGGCTTCCTGGCGCAGGCAGTCCGGATGACGTGGCTCACGCAATGTCCACGCGCCCGATCAATCCAGACCTGGAGCCCTACATCGCTGCGATCCACACCGCATACAAGGCAAAGCGGCGGGTGGCCTGAAATGAGCCGGTCTCGCAACATCAAGCCTGGGTTCTTCAAGAACGAGGAACTGTCGGAGCTGCCGTTTGAGTTTCGCATCCTGTTCCAGGGCTTGTGGTGCGAGGCTGATCGTGAGGGGCGTCTGGAAGATCGCCCCAAGCGGCTAAAAGCGGAAGTCTTCCCCTATGACAACGTGGATGTTGAGGCCGGGCTGCGGGCGCTCGCCGTAGCCGGCTTCATCGTCCGCTATGAGGTCGAAGGTCGGCGCTTCATTGAGGTGCAGAACTTCCTGAAGCACCAAAACCCCCACAAGCGCGAGGCCGAAAGCTCAATCCCGGCCTTGGTCGGGCCTAGGCCCGTACAAGCTCCGGAAATTTCGGGCGCAGCCGAGGAATTGCAGGAACCGGCCCGGCTGATTCCTGATTCTCTGATTCCTGATTCCCTTCATGCAGAACCTATCGGTTCTGACGCTGGCGCGTCTCCGGAGATCCCTGCCGACCCCATTTGGGGCGCCGGGCTGGCCTTTCTGGTCCGCAAGGGTGTTCCGGTCAAGCAGGCTCGGTCACTGCTGGGCAAGGTCAAGCAGGCATGCGGGGACATCGAGGCAGGCGCGCTGTTAGCCCAAGCCGAGGCCGAGGACATCACAGACCCTGCGCCGTGGCTGATGGCGTCTGCATCGATGCGGCGAAGTAGGGCGGGGCCATCGCGCCCACAACAAACGCTCGGCAAGACGGCTCAGGCCCTGATGGCTCTAGAGGAATTTGGAAATGGCGGACTGGATCAAACGGGAAATTTCGGAGGGCCTGAAGCGCTTGATGTGCTTGGGCCTGGAGCGGACGCCGGCAGCCGAGGTCATCCCCCTGACCGCCGCCGTCTGGCTGGAAGCGGTCACTGAGGGCCGCGTTTGGGATCAGGGGCTGGATGCCCCGAGGTTCAAGGCAGCGTTCGCTGTCCTGTGCCGCCAGTCCAAGGCTTGGCCGCTGCCGTCTGGCCTGCTGGAGGCCATGCCTCCCCGCGAGCAGCTGGCGCTGACCAAGCAGCCGCTCAAGGCGGATCCTGAGCGCGCCGCGAAGCACATGGCCGACATAGCCACTGCCTTGAGGATGCCGTCATGAACCGCGCAACCGTCTGGGCTCTGCTGCAAGAGGGCTTCAACGCGGCCGAGATCGCCGCGGCTGCCGGGGTCGATGAGGATGTGGCCCGCTGCATGGTCGACGAAGCCATGGGGCGCGTGCGGGGCGCGACGATTCGGCAGATGGACCGCGAGGCTGTGCGAGCCCTCCACCGCGACAACTACATGGAGGCGGCTGCGTGAAATCGTCGAAGGTCAACCTCATCCATGAGCGGCACGGTGAGTTCTTCCTGCAAAACACAAGGCGCGTCGCGCGGATGCTCCCCTACTACCAAAGAGAGGGGCATGGATATGTTCACCATATCCGAAGCGCCCACATGCATTACGACCGGGACACTGGAGAGCTTCGTTACACGTCTGTGGGGTTCTGGTGCGGAGGCAACGGCTTCCTCTATCCCGCCGGAAAGCAGAACCCAAAGCATAGAACGGCCTCTGTTCTGGGCGAACCATCTCCAGGCCGTGTCGTATGTGCCACCGCCTTGGTCCATCCGCAAGGGCTGGCTGATCAATGGTCTTTGCTACCGGCTGTTTCGCAACAAACAACTAATCGCGATCTGCCCCACCGCAGAGAGCGCCATGCAACGTGCTGAGAGGGCATTCCCATGACCAAGCACATCCTCAACAGCGAAGTCAGCCTCCAGTCCTTCATCGGCGGCGTGCGCGAGCTGTGGCACTCGCGCCGGTATCTGGAGGTCAGCGTCAAGGAAGGGAAGGGAAGGAGCGTCGAGCAGAACGCGGTGCTGCACGGCTGGTTCGGACAGGTGGCGCGCGAGTTGCGACAGGACGATGCCCGGGGCGTGAAGCGGTTCTGCAAGCTGCATTTCGGCGTGCCGATCCTGCGTGCCGAGGATGAGGACTTCCGGGCAGCCTACGACCGTGTGATCAAGCCGCTCGGCTACGAAGACAAGCTCGTGGCGATGGACATCCTGCCGGTCACGTCCGTGATGACGACCATCCAGCTTGACCGCTGCATGACCGACATCCAGGACCACTTCCGCATGCAAGGGGTGGAGTTGCTCTATCCGAAAGAGCGGGAGGCCGCGTGATCATCTCCAAGAAGCTCCGCGAGTCGGCCGGTCACCCTGACGCCCGATGCATGCTCAACATCGCAGGCGTCTGCCCTGACCACACCGAGTCCAAGACGGCTGGGAACATGCTGTGCCACGTCCGGCTGGTTGGCGAGGTCGGTGGTGGACAGAAGCCGGATGACATCAGCGCCTGCTTCGGCTGTGGCCCGTGCCACCGCGTGTTCGACAGCAACGGCACGACGCACGCCCTGAGCGACGAGGACTGGATGTTCTACGCCCTGCGCGGCGTCACCCGCACGCTGCGCTGGTGGTACGACCACGGGTTCCTGACGATCAAGGGGGCGGCGTGACCAACATCAACACCCTGTTCGCTGTGCTGGAGGAACTGCCGTCAGGAAAGTTCACGACCGGCGACTACGTGCGCATGCGTCGCCGGCTGTTCGGGCGTAGCGCTGACGTTGGGACGCCTGCGCGCGAACTGGACCGGGCTGTGGCCGAGGGCTACCTGTCCGTGGACGGCGGCGTGTACGAGGAAAGGAGGACGAAGTGAGGGGGCGGCACAGCACAATGGCGCTCGGTCGGCTCAAGGCTGGCGCCATGAACAAGACAGAAGCGGCCTATGCCGCCAGCCTGAAGCTGCGCAAGGCAGCCGGCGAGGTGGCTTGGTATCGCTTCGAGGGCATCAAGCTCCGGTTGGCCGACAACACGTTCTATACCCCCGACTTCGCTGTGATGCTGGCAGACGGCCGCATGCAGATGCACGAGGTCAAGGGGTTCTGGCAAGACGACGCGCGGGCAAAGATCAAGATCGCCGCGGACATGTACCCGTTCGACTTCCTGGCCGTGAAGGCGGCAGCGAAGCGGGATGGCGGCGGATGGATTCAAGAGGATTTCGGATGACCATGGGGTGGCGAATGGAAAGTGACACGTACAGCGCAGAGCGCGCTGGGTTTGCGGAGCGGCTGGGGCGACTGGCTGGAGAGACGACCTACCGCGTCCCCGTGGAGGGGCGCAGCACCCGGCATGCCAGTGTTCCGGAGCCCCATGCTCTGGCCACTGCTTTAGCCTACGCCCGGCGAAGCCGAGATGACGTAGGCCCGGACATGGCTTATGACATGGTTCTGGGCCGGGCAACCTATCGGGTGCGGATCGTGCGTTCTGTGGCCGCGGCGATGATGAACTACCGGGGACAAGGGTCGCGCTGTATCGCTAGGTGGCCCCAGTGGGTGAATCAGGCCTGCCACATCGCTTACGGGGAACTGCTTGGCTTCCGCGCAGTCCGCGGTCCGCTGGCGGTGCCAGATGAGGATTGGTCCATGCTGGTCGAATCCGCCAAGCGAATCATGCTGATCCTGGCCGACGACGCGGTTGCGCACGCTGAAAGGGCGTACCACTGCGCCGCTTGACTTTGGCTGGAAGTGCATCACAATTGCCCACGATGTAATCCTGCGCCCGAACAAATGGCGCCCCTCTAAGCCTCGCCCTAATCGGCGGGGCTTTTTGCTTCTGGAACCCCCGATGCTGCCCACCACCGCCCAAATCCAGGCTGCGGTGCAGTGCAGCATATCCATCGCTTCGGTCTGGACCCCCCCTATTGCTGACGCCTGCCAGGCGTACCAGATCACCACGGGTCGTAGGCTTGCGGCATTCCTGGCTCAGGTGGGGCACGAATCGGCCGGACTGGCGCGGGTGGTCGAGAATCTGAATTACAGCGCGGAAGGGCTTCTCGCGACCTGGCCCAGCCGGTTCACTTCGGCCGAGGCTGCCGCCTTGGCGCGCAAACCAGAAGCCATCGCCAATAGGGTTTACGCAAACCGCATGGGTAATGGCGGACCTGAGTCCGGCGATGGCTGGCGCTATCGGGGTCGAGGCCCCATTCAGATAACTGGCCGGGTGAACTATGCGGCCATCCGAGATGCGATCCGCGGCACTGGCCGGCAGTGCCCCGATTTAGAACTTTCGCCAGAGCTGCTGGAGTCGCCGAAGTGGGGCGCCCTGGCCGCCGGTGCGTTTTGGTTCGAGCGCGATCTCAACCGGCTGGCGGATGCCGGGGACATCGACAAGATCACCCGTCGGATCAATGGCAGATCGAACGGCGCTGCTGACCGCCGCGCCCGCTATGCCAAAGCGCTCAAGGTGTTCGCGTGATCCGTCACCTCTTGCTGCTTGGCATGGCCGCGGTAGCCGTGACCGAAGCGCCGGCCTCTCCGCAGATCGTGCAGGCCCCGCAGACGTGGGAATACCTGTCGATACAGCACATGGCCGAGAACTTCGGGTTCTCGCTGCCAGTGCTACTCATGGTCGTCGCCGGCGCGCTGGTCGGCGCGTGGAACAGCTACAACGACAAGCGCAGCAACCTGGCGATCACGTTCCTCACCTCCACGGTGCTGGCGCTGTCCGCCGTGGTGCTGGTGCCGGAGTGGGCGCACTACCAATGGAGCAGCACGGGGATTCAATCGACGACCGGCATGCTGCTGGCGTTCACCGCTCAGAACTGGGGGCCTGAGCTCATCCGGGCAGTGGGGCCAGGGGTCAAGGCATACCTGCGCCGCTTCCTGCCATCGCAGAAGGGAAACGACCCATGATCTTTTCGCCCTGGTCCTTGCTGTCTGTCCCGGCGCTCGCCGTCATCTTCGTCACCGCGGTCGCTGGCCTCAACGACGTTCAGATCCGAGACCTTCGGACTCTGCCAAGGCGCGGCGCGATCATCGAGCTGGTGCTCGGGGTCTGCTTCCTGGTGGCCGCGCTGGCGAGCCTGAACATCGCCGTCGTGTGCCTGCTTGGCGGCAACGTCCTGAGCTGGCGCGGCTGCGTGCTCATGTGGAGCATTGCCGGCATCTTCGGCACGTTCGGTACGTTCGCCCCGTGGCGGCGCTGGTTGCAGCGCGAGATGCGAGAGAAACCATGAACAGGATTCTGATCGCCCTCGGCGTTGCCCTGGCATGGTCGGTGGTGATGTTCGGCGCGGGCTGGGCCTGGCGCGGTGATCGCGCCGAAACCGCCGACGCCCGGCAGGAGGGCAAGGCCAGCGCCGCAGTGGCGCAGCAGCAGGCCCAGGTCAGGGGCGTTGAACACAAGCAGGGCCAGGCCACCCAGGCCGCGGCCGATAGCGCGGACACGCGCCGGGAGAAGATCGATGCGGACTACGAAGCGCGCCTCGCGGCTGCTGTTGCTGGTCGTGATGCTGACATTGGCCGCCTGCGCCAGCAGTGGGAAGCCAGCGCCGCCACCGCCCGCCTGTCCAGTGATGCCGGAATTGCCGCAGCGGCTGCTGAAGCGGACCGACTACGCCTCGCAGGTGCGGCAAGAGTTCTTCGAGCAACCGAGCTCGCCCAAGCCGAGCGAGACGAAGCCATCGAGCGATATGAAGCCGCTCGCCTCGCCCAAGCAGGAGTGACGCCATGAGCGACTTCGAGGTGGTTGTGAACGCTCACACGCCGACTGACGGCGGCATGGTCTACGCAGTGGATCTGCGCCTCTCGGCGACAAGCCGTGAAGGTCTGTTGGAAGCGTTTAACCGGGCGGTAGCCAGCCCCGCGATGGTGACGGTTCTCCCGCCTGGTGTGCGCCTATTCCAACTCGAAACCAACACTGGCGAGGCGGAAGGTGAACAGGTCTCCTCGCCGGCCGACCAGGCCTGCCAGGTTGCGCTCAACCACATGAGCACTGCGCTTCTATCCGGCGAAAAGGTACGGCTGAACTGGGTGCTCAGCCGCAGGTATCGCATATGAAGCTCCGCACCTGGATCACCTGGGCGGTGGCCGTGCTGTTCTGCTGCGCCGGCCTGGCATTGGCCACCCGCGCGCCCGACGTGGCCGGCACCTGCCTGTGCATCGCCCTGGCCCTGTTCGTGGTCGCGATGGGGATGGACAGCGCACGGGATGCGCGCGCTGCCCGTTCCGCAACCCTCACTCTCAAATTGGATGAGGCCGGGTATCCGGTAGGGATTGAACAAGGGCCTGCAGCGCGGTCAACGCAACGCTGAACTCCTGGTCAAGCATAGCGATCTGTTGGTCGGTGTAGTCGCCCTGGAGGGCGGTCGCCTTCAGGGCCTCATGCGTCCGGCGCACGTTCGTCACCAGAAACTCAAGCGGCTGTCCCCAGCTTCGGTACAGCACCTGTATCAGCGATTGCTGGGCGAGCAGCCTGATGCCCGCCATCTGTTCGAACTCAGTTTCCATGTCGCCCCTGCCTGGTCTGCCTTCGTGGAGAGAGCAGCTTACCGGGTGGTGGGCGACGCCTATTCGGAGCAGCACCATGGACCGTCGTCGATTCCTCACCGCGCTGGGTCTGGCCCCGGCCGTCGCCGCGCTGGCCAAGATCCCGGCCGCCCCAGCTGCCGCGCCGATCCTGGCCGCACAGGCCAACGCGGCTGACCGGCTGCCCGTGAAGGAGATCACCGCCGATCGTGTGGTGTTTCGGTCGCCCGGGTCCAAGGCCTACGTCGAGTGGAGTGATCAGGGCTGCCGTGCCTACGATGAGAACGGCGCGCTGCGCTTGGCCATGGGGATTTTTTGATCGTGACCGGCCAGCGCTGGATCGAGATCGACTGTCCGGTCTGTGGGATGGACTACGACATCAACGACCCTACGGATACACAGTGGGAGCGCCCAGTGTGTGAGGTGTGCGGCTCGGAACCCACCGCATTTGATCGGTTCCCTGCGGAGTCTGCGTGATGAAAACGGTGGCCGTTGCCATCCGCGCGCGCTGGTGGCTCAGGTGGTTCCTGTACGCGGTGTGCCTCGCTTCCCTGGTCACCGGCCAGGTGCCGGACGAGGACAAGCTGGCCAAGTGGATCCGCCGCGGGCTCAGAGTCGAGGTGATCCCGTGGCGTGCATGGTTGGCGGCGTGATGGACGGCGACCAGATCCACACGCCGGATGACGGACGTGGCCTGCGCCGGGTTTACCTGAACGGCGTTGCCATGGAGCGGGTGGTGTATGCCGACACCGAGCGCGGGATCGCCCGCGTGTATGACGACCCGCCGAGGATCAGCCGGCGGCGTGAGCGCGTCATCTCACGGAAGGTGAGAGGCGTGGTCACGGTGGAGCCGATCACGCCATGACGCAGCCGAAACGCGCTGACGAGATTGCCTACTACAACGCCCTTCGCAAGGCTGCGGATGCATACACGAACGAGGACGGCCGGCGAGGGGCGGGGAGCTGGGGAGGCCGCCGCGTCGCCATCTGTCAGGCTCAAGAACTGGGCATAGCAGAGAAGCGCGCTTTCTACCTGCTGACGAAGTGGTCCGGCCTCGGCTGGATCGACTACGGCACATGGGCCTGGGGTGGCTGGTTCTGCCCCGATGCGCCGGACCACCTGGACTGAGCATGGCGGCAGGCAAGCGTCAGCGCGGCGGCACCACGTTCGCGCACCTGTACGGCACCGCTCGCTGGCAGCGGACCCGCAAGGCGCAGCTCGACCGTGAGCCGCTGTGCAGCAAGTGCCGGGCGCGAGGACACGTCACGGTAGCCACGGTGTGCAACCACACCAACGGTCACCCAGCAGGCGAGACCGAGGAACAGTTCTGGTCCGGCCCGTTCGACAGCCAGTGCGCCGACTGCCACAACACCGACCAGGCCCGCCTGGAGCGCGGCGCTGTGCAGATCAGGGGCTGCGACGCTGACGGCTGGCCCATCGGGGCGGGATGAGGCTGCAGGGCCGCTCAGAGCGCGTCTGAGGCGGTCCCAGGGGCATTGGGGAGGGGCGGGGCCGAGGCACCCCTGACCAGGGGCGGTCGATTAATAGCGGGGGCGGAAAGCCTAGACCGACCGTTCCCCTTCGCACGCGCATTCACAATTGGACGGACGAGTTCAGTAATGGCACGAAACAGGCTCCCCCAACAGGTCGCCGAGGTTTCAGGCGCCGCCGCAAGGAGCCCGGGACGGTTCGCGGGGCGAAAGGCGCCGAAGGGGCGCCCGATCGGCGAGCCATACGCCCGGATGACCAAGGCTCAGAAGGCCGTTTGGAACGAGTGCCGGGCGGAAATGCCCTGGCTCAAGGCGTCAGACCGAATCCTGCTGCGGCAGGTGTGCGCACTCGCGGCGCGGATGGATGAAGGCGAGGACTTGGGAGTTTCAGCGCATCAAGCACTGGGTTCTCTGCTCTCAAAGCTCGGCGCAACGCCGGTAGACGCGACAAAGGTAATTCATGGCGGCGACGAAGAAACGGACCCCGGCGAGGAGTTCTTCACCGGCGGCCGACCGAACTAAGGCCTACGCCGAGGATGTCATTGCGGGCCGGGTCGTCGCCGGCCCCCACGTGCGGAACGCATGCCGGCGCCACCTGCTGGACCTGCAGAAGGGCCACGAGCGCGGCCTGTATTTCGACATCGGCGCCGCGGACTACGCATTTCGCTTCTTCGAGCAGGTGCTGAAGTTGTCGGACGGGCAGTTCGAAGGCAAGGACTTCACCCTGCATCCCTCGCAGGCATTCATCGTCGGCTCCATCTTCGGATGGAAGTTGGAGGACGGAAGGCGGCGCTTCTATCGCGCCTACGTCGAGCAAGGCAAGGGAAACGGGAAGTCACCGCTTGCCGGCGGCCTGGGCCTGCTCGGGATGACGGCAGACAGGGAGCCGGGCGCGCAGGTGTATTCGGCTGCTGCCAAGAAGGACCAGGCCGGCATCCTGTTCGCCGACGCGGTGAAGATGGTGAAGCAGTCTCCGCTGTTGAAAAAGCGGATCAGCTTTGCCGGTGGCGAGGGCCGTGAGTTTCAGATGGCGCACCACGCCAGCCAGAGCTTCTTTAAGCCAGTCTCGCGTGACGCTGGCAGAACAGGCTCAGGTCCGCGGCCCTACTTCGTCCTGGTGGATGAGGTGCATGAGCTGCCCGACCGTCGAATCATCGAAATGCTGGAGCGCGGCTTCAAATTCCGCCGCCAGCCTCTGCTTTTCATGATCACCAACTCGGGCAGCGACCGCACCTCGGTGTGCTGGGAGGAGCACGAGCACGCCGTGAAGGTTGCCGCCGGCCACACCGAGGCGGTGAACGACCCCACTTTCGTGGGTGACGTGATTGACGATCGAACCTTCAGCTACGTCTGCGCCTTGGATGAGGGTGATGACCCGCTGGAAGACCCCAGCTGTTGGATCAAGGCGAATCCGCTGCTGGGCGTCACGATCACCGACGAGTACCTGCGGGACGTAGTGAATCAGGGCAAGCAGATTCCGGGCTCGCTCAACGGAATCCTGCGCCTTCACTTCTGCGTGTGGACCGATGCGGAGACGGCCTGGATGACGCGCGCAACGCTGGAGCCGGCGCTGGCGGATTTCGACCCGACTGAGCACCACGGAAGGCGCCTATTCGGCGGTCTGGACCTATCGCAGTCGCGCGACCTGACCGCGGCCGGTTTTGTGGTCGAGACGGGCAGCGTTGAGGTCTCGATCGTGGTAGATGGCGAGACCAGGACGGTGGAAAAGCCGACCTATGACGCATGGGTCGAGGTATGGACGCCAGGCGACACGGTGCAGGCGCGCCAGCTGCGGGACAAGCTGCCGTATGACGTGTGGATCCGACATGGGCACCTACATGCGCCGGCCGGACAGACGATCAGCTTCCGGCACGTGGCGCAGACGCTGGCCGAGTACGAGCGGGATTTCGACCTGGCGCTGGTGGCCTACGACCGCTACGCCTTCCGGAAGTTCGAGGACGAGGTTCGCGATCTCGGGCTGTCCATCCAGTTCGCCGAGCACCCGCAGGGCGGCCTGAGGAAGGGCAAGCCGCTGGAGGCCGCGGTGAAGGCCGCCGAAATGGACGGCCGGCCGGCACCGGAAGGCATGTGGATGCCTGGCTCGGTGAAGTTGTTCGAAGAAGCTCTACTTGAAGGGCGTCTCCGCATCCGACGCAATCCGGTGCTGGTGTCCGCGCTCATGTCCGCTGTCGCGGAAGAAGACAAATGGGGCAATCACTGGCTATCGAAACTGCGGTCGGTCAACAAGATCGACCCGGCGGTGGCTCTGGTCATGGCAATTGGCGCGGCGAACGCGCTCGGCGAGGAGTCAACGGGAATGGATGAGTACCTGGAACACGGATTTTTTGGGCTGATCGGGTGAGCACCGTGCGCTGGTACAACCCGCTGACCTGGCGGTTCTTCGGCTACACGGACCCGGTGACGGGCAATTACGTCGAAGTGGACATGGCCGTCGGCGGGAAGGGCACCAAGTCCGGCGTTCGGATTACCCCTCAGCGCGCTATGACGATCAGCATCGTCTGGTCCTGCGTGAAGATCCTGAGCGAATCGGCCTCCGGCCTGCCGATGAAGCTCTACGAGGACGTGAAAGGCAAGCGGCAGGTGGTGACCGGCGCCAGCCCGCAGCGCCGACGCCTGTTGCGCCTGCTCGCCAAGCCCAATCCTTACATCACGCGCCTCAACTTCATCAAGGCGATGGTGGTGAACCTGGCGCTGCGCGGGAACGCCTACGCCATCATCCAGCGGGACGGGGATGGAATGTGGATCGGCCTGATTCCGGTGTGCGCCGATAACGTGCGCATCGACCTGGAGAATGGCCTGCTGTACTGGGCGACGCTGGACGGCAAGGAGGTGCCGGTCTCGCCCGAGAACATGCTGCATTTCAAGCTCTTTAGCCACGACGGCATCTGCGGTCTGTCGCCGGTGGAGTATCAGGCCGAGACGATGGGCCTCGCGCGCGCAGCGCAGGATTGGTCGGCGCGCTTCATGCGCAAGGGCGGCTTCACCGGCGGCTACATCATCTACAAGGACTTCCTCACGAAGGATCAGCAGAACCAGATCCTCACGAAGTTCCCGGACATCCGGCAGGGCGATACCGACGACATCGGCAAGATGGCCATCCTGCAGGGCGGCCCAACGATCGAGCCCGCTGGCCTGAGCCAGAAGGACAGCCAGTTCCTTGAGACCCAGCAGTTCCAGGAAGAAGCCCTCGCCGGCATCTGGGGCGTTCCGCTGTATCTGGCCAACCGCGCTCGTTCCACCTCGGTCATGGGATCGAATTTGGAACAGCAGACGAGCGGGTTCGTAACCTTCGGCCTCAAGCCGTACCTCGACGTGATCGAGGACGAGATCAACGACAAGCTTTTCGGCGAATCGGACATGTTCGTCGAGTGCCTGGTTGAGGGCCTGCTGCGGGCCGATAGCGCCGCGCGCGCCGCCTACTACAAGGCGGCCCTGGGCGGCTCTGGTGGGCCCGGCTGGATGACCACCAACGAGGTCCGCGACAAAGAGAACCTCACCCCGCTGGACGGCGACCAATACAACCAGGTCACGCGCTGGGATATGGGCAAAACACCCGGCGGCGATCCGCCAACCGATGAGAATGGAGACCCAGCCAATGCTGACTAAGTTCGACTGCCCGTTCGAGGTCAAGGCCGCCGACGGCGAGGGCAACTTCGAGGGTTACGCCTCGGTGTTCAACAACATCGACCTTGGCGGCGATGTCATCGAGCCCGGTGCCTTCGTGCGCGTCAAGGCCACGCGCGCCGGCCGCCTCAAGCTGGCGCTCTACCACGACCTCACCCGGCTGATCGGCTCGGCCGAGTATCGGTCGGATGACCACGGGCTCTACATCAAGGGCAAGGTGAATCTCAACGTCAGCTACGCCAGGGATGCGTATGAGCTGATGAAGGGCGACTCCCCGCTCGATTCGATGTCGGTCGGCTTCAACATCATCGAGGACGCGATGGAGACCCGCGACGGGCGCCGCGTGCGGGTGATCAAACAGGCCGAGCTGTGGGAGGCCTCAATCGTGCCGTTCGGTATGAATCCCGAGGCCCAGGTCACCAGCGTCAAGTCAGACATTCGAAGTTTCGAGACGGCCCTGCGTGAACGCATGGGTCTCTCGCAGAAGGAGGCGGCTGCCGTCGCCTCGCTCGGCTATCCAGCAATCCACCGAGACGGTGCGGATGCGGCCACGGCGACCGTGGAGGAGCTGAAGAAGCTTGGCAATTCCATCCAATCCATTTTCGGAGCATAGAACCATGAGTGACGACATCAAGCAGGTCCGCGAGGCCCTGGAAACCCAGCTGAAGGACGGCTTCGGCGGCCTCCAGAAGAAGTACGACGCCGCGATGGACGAGATCCAGAAGGGCAACACCGTCAACGGTGACCTCAAGAAGGAGATCGAGAACCAGAAGGGCGAGCTCCAGAAGGTCGTGGACAAGGTGCTCAAGCTGGAAGAAAAGGGCATCCAGATCCAGAACCAGCCCGGCGCCAAAAAGAGCTTCATCGACCTGGTGAAGGGCAATTCGGACTACAAGGCGCTTTCGGAGCGCAAGCAGAACGTGGCCGAGATCGAGATCACCAAGGGCGACATGGCCTCGATGCAGGAGACGAAGGTCACCAGCGCCGGCATCGTGGCCCCGGTGTTCGACCCGACCATCCAGCCCGGCATCCGCCAGGAACTGCGCATCCGTGACCTGATTCCCTCCATCCAGGTCTCCAGCAACAGCTTCACCTACTACCGCGAGCTGGTGCATACCCGTGCGGCGGCGCCGGTGGCGGAAGGCGGGACCAAGCCTCAGAGCAACGTGACCTTCGAGGCCAAGACCGACCTGGTGAAGAAGCTGGCGGTGTGGATCCCGGTCTCGGAGGAGGCGCTGGACGACGTTCCGCAGCTCTACGGCTACCTGCAGCAGCTGCTGCGCTACGACCTGAAGCTGGAGGAGGAGGCCCAGATCCTCAAGGGCGACGGCCAGGGGAACAACCTGTCCGGCATCATGACCCGCGCCACGGCGTACAACACCGCGCTCTCCAAGGCCGGCGACACGCCGATCGACACGGTGCGCCGCGCCATCTACCAGGTGCGCAAGGGTTCGATGCTGAGCGCTGACGCCACGGTGATGACTGATCTGGACTGGATGAACATCGAGCTCCAGAAGGACGCCCAGAACCGCTACCTGTTCGCCAACCTGCAGGGCATGGTGACCCCGATCCTGTGGGGTCGTCCGGTGGTGACCTCGGACAGCCTGGACGAGGGCGACGCGGACACGGGCGGTGAGTTCCTGGTCGGCAGCTTCCAGCGTGCCGCGCAGCTGTACGACCGCATGAGCTTCCTGTTCAAGGTCGGCCTGATCAACGACGACTTCATCAAGAACCAGCGTGCGCTGCTGGTCGAGGAGCGTCTGGGCCTGGCGGTGCGTCGCGAGAAGGGCTTCGTGAAGGGCACCTTCCCGGTGGCCGCCGGCTAATCCGTCGATCCGCAGGCACTGAACAAGGGGCGGCTCTCGGGCCGCCCCTTCCATTTCTGGAGGAATCATGAAGATCAAGATCCTATGGGGCTTCATCGGCGACGCCGAAAAGCTCAAGAGCGACTCGCGGCAGATAAAGCGCGGGCAGGTGTTCGACGACGTAAACGACGAGTACGCCCACCTCCTGATCGGCCAAGGCCTGGCCGCTCAGGTGACCGCGGCGGCACCCACCGAGACCAAGCCGGCGGCGCCGCAGTCGGCGTCTTCGCCCGCGCCGCAAGCAGCAGCGCCGGCCGCGCCGGCTACGGCCAATGCTGGTCAGGGCGAGCAGGATCCGCCGAAGTCGGCCGATGACGAGAAGGCCGAGCTCCTGGCCAAGCTGGACGCGGCCAACATCGCTCACGACAAGCGCTGGGGCGTGGCCAAGCTGCGCGAGGCGCTGGACGCAGCCGAGTCGAAGTAATGGCCGCCATCGACCTCGCGCTGGTGCGCCAGCAGTGCAACATCGTGGGCGAGGTGGAAGACTCGTTGCTGCTGCAGTACATCGCTGCAGCAACCGCGCACGTTGAGCAGCACTGCGACCGGCAGATCGTCGAGACCCCAACCAGCGAAGACCAGATGGCCCTGAGCGCGGACGTGGTGCAGGCCATTCTGCTGCTGGTGGGGCACTGGGTGTCCAACCGCGAGGCCGTGGTGATCGGCCAGGTGTCCAACACCGTGCAGCTGGGCGTTGAGCGCCTGCTCTGGTATCGGAAACGCTTCTGATGCGTGCCGGTCAGCTCAACCAAAGGATCAGGATCCAGCGGCGCACCGGCGGCACGGACGCGGCCGGCCAGCCGCTGGACACCTGGGAGGACGTGTTCCCCTTTGACATCCCCGCGAACATCAAGGGCCAGTCAGGCCTTGGCGCCATCACGGGCATGCAGGACAACGTGCCGGCGTCGATCGAGCGTTACAGCTTCCGCCTTCGCTTCCGCGAGGGCATCACGGACGCAATGCGGGTCGTCCACCGCGGTGTCGCCTTCGACATCCGTCAGGTGCGCATGGACTTCGAGCGCCGCACGTGGACCGACCTGGTGTGCGAGCAGGGGGGCAACAATGGCTAGTCGCGTCGATCTGACCAGCGCCTTCGCCGGGCTGGACAGGATAGGGGATGCCGCCACGGGCGTGGCCAGGTCGATGGGTGTCGCCGCCGGCAAGCTGGTGCGCGACGAGGCCAAGGCCCTGGCGCCGGTGGACTCCGGAAAGCTCCGGGACGCGATCTACCTTGCATACCGCGATGGCGAATCCACCGAGACGAAGGTCGTCTATCAAATCTCGTGGAACAGTCGCAAGGCGCCGCATGGGCACCTGGTCGAGTACGGGCACTGGCGCGTGAACGAGCTGGTCCGCGGTGAAGATGGGAAGTGGCGCGCGACACGGGACCGCCTGCCGGAGCCAGTCTGGACGCCGGCGCATCCCTTCATGCGCCCGGCCTTCGATGCGACCCGAGGACGGCTCATGGACGCCGCGGTGGCGCGGGGGCGCCAGCGATTCGCCGAGATCATGGCCGGCGGCGATGCCGCAGACGAAGGAGAGGGCGCGTGAGCCTCGAATCGGATCTGAAAACGCTGCTCGGGACGCTCACAGATGGCCGGTTCTATCCGGATGTCCCGCCTGATGCGCCGACCTTCCCGCTCATCACATACCAGCAGATCGCTGGCCGATCGCTTTGGCTCACCGAGCGGGTGATGCCGGGGCACAAGAACGCAAGGGTCCAGTTCAACGTCTGGGCCGCCACGCGGGTTGAGGCCAACGCCATCGCCGCGCAGATCGAGGCGCTGCTGTGTGCCGCGCGCGTCGTATTCCCCGCAGTCGAGCCGCTTGGCGCGCTGACCGCGCTGTACGAGTCGGCGATCAAGAAGTACGGGACTCGGCAGGATTTCGGGATCTGGTATCCCGACCCGTAGCACCAGAAGCAACCACGTTCCACCCATCCCGCCGCCAGGCGGTTTTTTTACGCCCAAAGGAGGGCACACCCAATGAGCTTCAAGTTCCCCAACGGCGCCGTTTACGGCTTCGCCACCGTCCTGGCCAGCGGCGTGGTGGCTTCCGCCATCTCCAACGCAGAGGCCGCTGTCGCAACCGTGCCCGCTGACTCGGTGGCCGACGGTCAGATCGTGGTCGCCGTCTCCGGCTGGCCCACCCTGACCAACCGCGTCGGCGTGGCGGACAAGCTGACCGCGACCACCGTCGCGCTGACCGGCCTGGACACCAGTGACCTGTCCGAGTTCCCGGCAGGCAACGGAGCTGGCCGGCTCCTCATCGCCGACAGCTTCGTGGAGTTCAGCCAGCAGGGCGAGCCCAGCACCAGCGGCGGCGATCAGCAGTTCTGGACTGGCCAGGTGCTGGAGGACCGCAGCGGCCGGCAGATCCAGATCCCGATCTTCAAGAATGCGAAGGTCTACACGCTGCCGCTGTACTACGATCCCTCTCTGCCCTGGTACGCCGCGGCCAAGGCCGTTGACCGCAAGAAGGAGCCGGTGATCCTGCGCTGCCGCCTGGCGGACGGCGATACGCTGCTCTACTACGGCTACCTGTCCTTCGACAGTGATCCGAGCATGCAGATCAACACCCCGATGGGGAACACCATGACCTTCACCTCGATCTCCGAGCCCACCCTGGTGGAGGCTGCCTGATGTCGGTGACCAAGGGCGAAGCCCCCAAGACGATCTCGACGGAGCTGCCGTTCAGCGGCTTTGCCGAGAAGTTCACCATCAAGGTGGTCTACAACAACATCACCGGCAAGCAGTACCGCGAGCTGGTGGAGTCGGGCAAGACCGTGGCCGAGCTGGTGTTCGCGGTCGTGTCCAAGTGGGACGCCGGTTACCCGCTGTCGGTTGACGGCATCACGGACTTCGATGACGAGCGCCCCGGGATCTGTGATGGCCTGCTGCAGGGCTACTGGCGCGCGCGTCGGGTGGACCTGGAAAAAAACTGATAGCGGCGGTCGAGGCGCTCTACTGGAAGGCCCCGACCGCCGAGCAGTTGGCCGGCACAGGCCTCAAGGCGAAGCACTACAAGCGGCCCACCGCTGAAGTGTGGCCCGAGGCCTGGCCGGCAATGGAGTTGTTCCGGAACCACCTCTCCAGTCAGTGGCGATGCGGGCCAGGCGGACCGCTTGGCCTGGATCACTCGGTGGTGTTCTACCACCTCGACCGTGCCGGCATAGATGGCGAGGCGCGCGACGACTTCATGGCCTATCTGGACGCGATCGAAGCAGCCGCGCTTGCGAAGATCAGCCAGAACTGAGGTCGGGAAGCGCGGGCTCACGCGGGCCCGTCACCTCTGGGATACCATCCGACCCTTCTGAAAGGGAGGGTCGGATATGAAATATCTGCCAGCTTTTGCTGCGCTGATGCTCGCAGGAAGTGCGTTTGCTGAGGATGGAGGCAAAACCACCTTCGCTGGAATCGAGGTTGGAGGTGATTTCCGATTGGGCGAATGCCCAGCGATGGCGGACACATACGCCAGGGGAGTTTATGACTTTGCTAGCGCCAACCTTCCATGTTGGGCCGACGTTGCTCCGGGCCAACATGGTCCCGTCAAAAGCGGCGACTTACCTCGGGTGATGACTGGCGGGACTCTTCCTGATGGCGTGGGGAAGGTCTACGTCAAAGTGATCGATGGGAAGGTTTCCTACGTGGACGCATGGACCGATGGCTTTGTCCACCAGGAGTCTCTCTACTCTGCGCTCGTCGCAAAGTTTGGCCCTGCGGCGACAGTGGATAGGTCAAAAGTAAAAGCTGGCTCTGGCGCTGAGTTCGAGCGAATCTCGGCGCGATGGGAAAAGCCTGACGTGACGTTCACCAGTATGGTGAGCAGCATCGACGAGGGCCTGATACAGGTGTACTCGGGCGACGGTTATCAAAAAGCGCTGGACGAAGCTGAAAGGAAGAAGGGGTCTTTCTAGACCGCTGGATTAGGTATCACAACGAACCCGCCACTCGGCGGGTTTTTTATTGCCCAGAGAACAGCCATGGCAGACGAGATTGGCGTCGCTAAGATCGCCATTGAGATTGAAACCGCACAGGTAGAGCCCGGCGTCAATCGTGCCAAGCAGACATTCAAGTCCCTGACCACTGAAGTCGAGCAGGGCTCCGCAAAGCAGGCTGCTGCAACCGCCAACGTTGCCGGCGCGGTCGAGCAGAGCGCCAGTCGTCAGACGGCTGCAAGCAGGCGCGCGATCCAGTCCTTGGAAACCCAGACGAAAGCATTCGGGCTCCAGGGCGAAGAGCTGCTCCGCTGGAAGATCAACACCCGTACCGCCGGCACCGAGCAAGAGCGACTCAATAGCCTGCTCGACGCGAGCATCGCGCGCCAGAAGGCTGCGCAGACGCAGATGGGCAACTATGGCGTCTCGGCCAAGCAGACGGCCGCTGCGCTGCGCGGCGTGCCCGCCCAGATCACCGACATTGCCGTCAGCCTCCAAGGCGGACAGCGGCCCCTGACCGTGCTGTTGCAGCAGGGCGGCCAGCTGAAAGACATGTTCGGCGGCATCGTGCCGGCCGCCAAGGCGCTTACCACGTCGCTGGTGGGCATGATCAACCCGTACACGCTCCTAGCGGCTGGCGCCGGCGCACTGGCCTATGCGTGGTATCAGGGCGAGCAAGACTCGCAGGCGTATACCAAGGCGATCATCCTGAGCGGGAACGCTGCAGGTGTCACCGAGGGTCAGCTGGCGTCGATGACGGCGCAGATCGCCGAGACTCGCAACGTAACCACGAGCGCCGCACGCGATGCCGTGGTGGCCGTGGCAAGCAGTGGGAAGGTTTCGGCGGAGAACCTTCTGGCTGTAGCGAGCGCAGCCGCGGCCATGCAGGAGCTGACCGGGCAGGCCATCGACAAAACGGTCGCCGACTACGCGAAGCTGGGGCAGGATCCAGCCAAGAACGTCCTTGACCTCAATGAGAAGCTCGGGTTCCTGACTGTAGGCCTGTACGAGCAGATCAAGGCGCTGCAGGACCAAGGGAAGTACCAAGAAGCCGCGGCTCTCGCCACGAGGGAATCCTCTGAGGCGACGGTAGACGCGCTTGAGAAGGTCCGGCGGAGCCAAACGTGGATCGCCGAAGGCTGGCGCACGGTCAAGAAAGACGCAGATGGCGCCTGGCAATCCATGAAGGGTGCCCTAGGGCTGCAGAGCCAGGCTGATCGCCGAAAGGACCTGATCGCTGCGAACGCTGAGGACATGCGTCAGTTGGCGCAAATGAACAGCGCCGGCGGTGCGAACGCGAACAACTACAACGACGTGGCTACCCGCTTGCGGACGCGAACGAAGCAGATCGAGGCGCTGAACCGGGAACTTGCGCCAGAAGCGGCGCGTGCGCAGGTTGCCGCCGCGCAGAGCGCCGCGCTGACCGTCGCCACCAGCCTTGAAGCGATCATCGACTCGCAGGCCTCGAAGGAGGTCAAGAAGCGACGCGAGATCGCCAAGGTCACCGCAGAGGCTGACTCTGCCATCCAGAAGTCCAAGGCAGCCGGCCAGATCAAAGATGCGGAGACCCTGGAGGCCAAGAAAGCCGACGCCATTGCGGCGATCGAGAAGAAGTACGCCGACAAGACCAAGCATCCGAGCACCGCCGGCGCCTCGCGCAGCGCTTCGCTGGCCGGCTTCCGGGACGATCAGACCGAGACCAAGGCGCGCATCGAGGCCGAGACCAAGACGCTTCAGGCGGCCTACCAGGCGCGCGAGGTCGGCGCGACCGAGTATTACGCTCGGATGCGTGAGCTGGCCCGCCAGGGCACGGAAGCCGACGCCAACACCCTCCAGCAGCAGATTGCGTTCCTGCAGAAGCAGGCAGTGACCGGCAAGGACGCGATCACGGTCAACAAGCAGATCAGCGAGCTGGAGGCCAAGCTGGCCAAGGTGCGCACGGACGGGGCTGCCGCCCAGAAGGTTTTGACTACCCAGGAGAAGGCTGCGAGCGACGCGCGGCAGGATTCGATCGACGCCTACAAGGCCTCTTTGAAGGCGAGCACTCAGACGCTACGCGACGACATGGAGGCGATGATCGCGCGGGTCGGTGCAGGTGAGCGCGAGTACGAGATTCAACAGCGCATCAATGCGGCGCGGCGCGAGGGCGATCGACAGCTGAACCAGCTGGCCCTGCAGCAGGACCGCGAGCCGCAGGACAAGGAGAAGTACGAGCAGCTGACCGCGGCGGTCCAGGCGAACGTGGCAACCCAGGTGGCGCTCATCAAGGCCGGGTACGGCCAGATGGCGGACGCCCAGGCAAGCTGGGCACTGGGCGCGCGCGCGGCCTGGGTCAACTACGCCGACCAGGCGGCGAACGTCGCGGGGCAGACCGAGAGCCTGTTCACTAACGCTTTCAGCGCGGCTGAAGACGCGATCGTGAAGTTCGTAACCACCGGCAAGCTCTCCTTCAAGGATTTCGCCAATTCGGTGGTATCGGACCTGGCCCGTATCGCAGCGAGGCAGGGGATCACCGGGCTCGTTGGAAGCCTGTTCGGCGGAGCTGGCGTCAGCAACGCAAGCGTGACGGCTGGGATGCAGGCCAACAACGCGAGCCTCTCGGCGTCGCTATGGGCCAAGAACGCGAACGGAGGGGTCTACCAGAGCCCCAGCCTGTCAGCCTACAGCGGCCAGGTCGTCAGCAGGCCCACGCTGTTCGCCTTCGCCAAGGGCGCTGGCCTGATGGGTGAGGCTGGGCCGGAGGCAGTCATGCCCTTGACCCGGACCTCTGGCGGGAAGCTCGGCGTAGTGGCGACCGGGGCCGGCGCTGGCGAGGTGAAGGTCGAGATCCAGAACAACGGAGCGCCCGTCACTGCAGATGCCACTACCAGCCGCAACCCGGACGGCAGCCAGCTGATCAAGATCGTGCTCAACGCGGTCAACGACAGTGCGGTGAACGGCTCACTCGCCACGACATTGAAGCGCACCTACGGACTGAGGCCTAACGTCTGATGGCAACAATCTCTGACTTCGCACAGATCCTGTACCAGGCCTACAGCGAGACCTTCGACCCATCCGTCGAGCGTACTGAGATGGAGCGCGGCGTTCCGAAGCAGCGGCTGATCAATAGCCAGGTGCTCATGAAGCTCAACGCATCGCTGCTGTTCCGATCAGCGGCCGATGTCGTTGCATTCGAAAACTGGTACTTCAATGACCTCAAGCGGATCGGGTGGTTCACGATCCTGCATCCACGCACCGGCGTACCGACCATGGTCCGCTTCGAAAATGGATCGATCGGCACCCTGACGCCGCAGGCGCCTGCCTTCTATCTGGCGCAGCGTGACGTCGTGCTGGAGTACATGCGCTGACCGACAGCGAAAACGAGCGAAAGGAACCAAGCCCCGCCAAGTGCGGGGCTTTTTTGTGGGAGAGGCATGAGCACTTTCATTGAGCGCCGGCAGCGCCGGACCGAGACCGATGCGGTTCTGCTGTTCGCGGAAATCAGCGCCACGTCTTTTGGCGACACGCTCCGCATCGTCAACGACACCAAGAACTGGACCAGCAACGGAGTCGAGTACATCGGCTTTCCGTTCGGCTTCAAGTTGCCCGATGACGTGAGCGGTCAGACCTCGCGCGCGCAGCTGGTGATCGACAACGTTGGCCGCGGCATGACCGACGACCTGGAGCGCCTGCAACCGAATGAGCCGGTCATGGCCAAGATTCTGATCAGCGACCGCGCCAACCCGGACGCCATCTTCCGAACGCTCTACCTGCCCATGACGCAGGTGTCCGTGAACGCCTCCACGGCGACCGCTCAGTGCGGCGTCGATTACCTCATGCGCCAGAGCGCCGTGCGCCTGGAATGCAATCCCTACACCTTGCCAGGGGCCTTTTGATGTCGATCACCTTGGAACAGGTCGAGAAGTTCGTGGGCATCCCCTACGACGAGGACGACTTCGATTGCGCCGACTTTGTTGCCCACGTCCAGCGCCAGCTGTTTGAGCGTGAGGTGCGCCTGGCTCACGCTCGCCCACGTGGCGTAGAGGGGCAGGCTGCACTCGGCGAGTTGTCCAAGGCCTACGCCGTGCCGCGCGAGGGCAAGCCCCACGACGGCGACCTGGTGCTCATGTTCGAGATCGGCCAGAAGCGGCCGGGCCACGCTGGCGTGTACTTCCGCCTGGCACATGAGGACTGGGTTCTGCACAGCAACGAGCGGAACACCTGCTCGGTGCTCCACCGCGTGCGCGAGCTCGACAGCTGGGGTCTGAAGGTGGAGGGGTACTACTCATGGGCCTGATGGAACGCCCTGCTGCCGACGGGCAGCTGATCCTGACGCCCCATCCGGTGACGCAGGAGGGGCAGCGTCACATCCCGATGGACCTGCGCCCAGGTGAAAGCCTGTACGCCTTCCTGAGCCGCCACGTGGATGGCCTGGACGGTGAGCAGTGGGCCGCCTCGATCGGTGGCCATGAGGTGCCCCGCCATCTGTGGCACGCCGTGAAGCCGAAGGATTGCCAGATCATCGAGCTGCGAGGCGCTGTCGGTAAGACGGCGCTCTACATCGTGGCGATGGTCGCGCTGACCTATTTCACCTTCGGTATCGGAACGGCCACCGGCGCCAGCCTGGCAACCGCAATCGGTGGCACCACGGGCGCGCTTGTGGCTTCGGCGGTGTTCGTAGCCGGCTCGATGCTCATCAACAAGGTCCTCGGCCCGAAAGCGCCAAGCACCTCGAAGTCAGACGCGGATTCGGTCTACAGCATCGGCGCCGGCCGGAATCAATTGCGTCAGTACCAGCCGCTGGCGCTCCCATTCGGCCCGGTGAAGGCCGCGCCCGACCTGGCCAGCAAGCCCTACACCTGGTACGAGGGCAACGACCAGTTCGTGGGCATGGTGCTGACGCCCGGCATCAATGTGCAGTCCGTGGACGAGCTCTACAACGGCGACGCGCTGCTGTCGTCGTATGAGGGCGTCACGGTCTGGTACAGCGGCATGCCCGGCATGCCCCAGCAGACGATCCCGCTCTACAGCAACGTGGACACCACGGACGGCGGAGAGTTGCCGGATACCACCGCCTGGGTCCAGCGCACGACCGGCGCCGACACGGTGCGCATCCAGATCAATCTGGAATACATCCTCGGCGGGCAGGGCACCTCCGGCAAGAATTACCAGGTCAGCGAGACGGTCCAGGTCCAGTACAGCCCGGCCGGCCTCAATCAATGGGCGACGCTCACCAGTCGCACCTTCAGCAGCAGCAAGCTAGACACCCAGCAGCGCGCCACCCTTGCCGCGGACGTGCCTCGCGGCCAGTACGACGTGCGCGTGCGGATCCTGGGGCAGGGCAACTACAGCGGCAAGAACACCCAGCGCAACGATTTCCAGTGGTCCACGCTGACGAGCGTTCAGGCCGATGACAACAGCTACGCGGGCATCCCGCGTATCGGCATCCGAATCAAAGCCACGGGCCAGCTCAACGGGGCACCAGATGAGATCCGCTGCGTCATCCACCACAAGCCCTGCCAGCTGTGGAATGGCGATGCGTGGACTGCGCAGGAGACCTCAAACCCAGGTGCAAACATCCTCCAGTACGCGCGCGGCTACCGTGACGAGAATGGCCGCCTGATCGGCGGCATGGGCCTGACCGACGACTGGATCGACATCGAATCCCTCAAGGGCTTCATGCTGCACTGCGCGGCGAACGCCTACGAGTATCGCTTCCTGATCAAGGAGAAGCGAAACCACGAGGAAATGCTTGATGCGCTCGCCTTGGCCGGCATGGGTCAAGTGTCGTGGGCCGGTGGGCGACTCTCCATCGTCTGGGCGGCCGATCAGCAGCCGATGTCTGGCGTTGTCAACATGGCCACCATCAAGCGCAGCAGCTTCCAGGTCGATTACACGCTGGCCAACCCGGCGGACGGCATCGAATACACTTACTACGACGCCGAGACCTGGGAGACCAAGACCCTGCGCGTCGTGTCGCCGGCGGCCGGCTACGAGACGGCGCTCAACCCGGCGCGGGTTACCGGCGAGGGAGTGACCAGTGAAGCGCATGCCGCGGTCATGGCGCGCTGGCACCTGGCGCAGTCTCTGTACCAGTACAAGGACATTTCCTACAGCACGGACCTTGAACACCTTGCCTACCGGCGCCTGTCGGTCCTGGCGCTGCAGCACGATCTGACGCAATGGGGCTACGGCGGCTGCATCGTCGGCGCGAGCACTTCCGGGGGCGTGACCACGCTTCAGCTGGACGTGCCCGTGCCGTCTCCTGGCGCGGGGAATGCCTACATCGGCGTGCGCATCCCTGGAGAGGCTGTGTATCGCGTGCTGCGTGTGCAGTCATTCGCGGGCGAGCCGGCCGACACGATCACTCTCGCGGAAGCTTGGCCCGCCGATGCGCCGCTGCCGGGAAGCGGTGCTTCCAACCCAGCGCATGACACGATCTGGGTGTACGACTACAAGCAGACTCCCGGCAACCGCGTGCGTGTAGTCAGCATCGAGCCAGAGAGCGATGCAAAGGGCGCGGCGGTCACGGTAGTTCCGGAGGGCCCGGAGTTCTGGGAGTACGTGCTCCGCGGGAACTACATCCCGCCGGCGAACCAGTCGCTGCTGCAAACGCGCCCGATCGCGTCGAACCTGGTGATCTCGGAGGAGCAGACCGTTCAGGGCGACACGGTGTTCACCGAGCTTGTCGCTACGTTCGACGTGACCGGCCCGGCCAGCCGGACGGTCGTTCTGTCGGACCTGGACCGCAATGGCGAGCTGGAGCAGGTCGCAGAGACCACGACGCGCACAGCGCGCTGGCGCATTCCTGGGGCCGGCACGTACCCGATCACCGTCCGGCCGTATTCGCCCGATGGATTCGCGGGAGTCGCGGCCAGCACGCTCTACACCACCCAGGGCGCAGACGCCCCGCCGGTGCTGGTGGACACCTTCACGATCGAGGAGCTGTCCGGCGGTGTGCGCCGGTACTCCTGGGGCTATGGCGACGACACGATCCAGTCGGCTGATTTCGCCGGCGTGGAGATCCGTTACACCGCTGGGAGCGTCACCGCGCCGGCCTGGGAGGCCATGACGCCGCTCGGCGACACCGGCTACCACGCCGCGGCGTTTGAGGCGGTCCTGCCGGCCTCTGGAACCTGGACCTTCGCGTGCCGCTCCCGTAACACGAGCGGCACGCTATCCCCCGACGCACGCATCGTCACGCAGACCCTAGGAGCGAACCTGGGGCAGCAGCTGGGCGCGGTTGGCGACCAAGCCGCAGAGGCGGATCGTAAGGCATCGCAGGAGGTCATCGACCGCTTCAACGCCGACGCCGCGACGATCGCGCAGGCTGCCCAGGACGCGACCAACAAGGCCAACGCCGCGCGCGACGCGGCCATTGCCCACGCGGACGTGATCGGCGCCCAGGTCGCCGACATCATCGGAGCAGACGAGTGGGTGACCGGGAAGGACTACCCGAAGGGCGATCTGGTCAAGCACAACGGCACGCTCTACCGGGCGCTTCGGGCGAACAACAGCGTCGAGCCCGGCGCGAGCGGCAGCGGCAACGATTGGCAGTCGGTCGGCAACTACGACTCGCTGGGCGAGGCTGTAGCGGCAAGCATTTCCATGGGCACCGCCAACGCCTCGGCCATCGCCAGCGAGGCCCAGCAGCTCGATGCCGTCCAGGCCCGCATGCCTGCCGGCGCCGGCCAGCTTGCAACGCAGGCCTCCGTCGCCACCGAACAGCAGGCTCGTGTCGACGGCGACAACGCGCTCGCGGGCCGTACCAGCACGATCGAAGGGCGTATGCCCACCGGCACGGACAAGCTGGCGAACGAGGCCCGAGTTGTGACTTCGGAGAACGCGAGCGTCACGCGCGACAACGCGCTCGGCACGCGCGTGGATGGCGTTGTGGCAAAGCTTCCTGCCGACGGTGGGCAGGCTGCGTCGCAGGCGACTGTGACCACCTACAACCAAGCTAGCGTGGATCGCGACAACGCGCTGAGTACCCGGGTCGACACGGCGCAGACCACCGCCAACGGTGCTCAGAACACGGCGACCAGCGCGCTCAATGCGTCGAACACTAACGCCAGCGCAATCACAGGCGTCAAGTCGTCGATGACCGTGCCGGCGAACATGCTGTCAAACACGGGCTTTGAGGCGGACACCACCGACTGGACGCTCGCGTGGGACTCGGCCGGCGTAGGGGCCGCGCTGGTGCGGGATCGTTCCGGGTTCGCCTACCCTTACGGCGAGCACAACATCAGCGTCAACTGGCCAGCCAACAGCGTGCCCAATGGCACCAATTCGTATCTGCTGGTCCAGAACACCCGGCCTGTCTCGGCCTTCGGCCTCTCGCGCATCTGCATCGGCGCCGTCTACAACCTCTCAGCGGGCTGCACCGCTTCCTTCGGCTTTGACTGGCTGGATTCAAGCGGCGGAGTAATCAGCTCCGGAAACTTTGATGTCGCGGCGACAGGGTCGAGTTGGAACTTCGCTTTCTTCTTCGTATCGGTTCCGAACGGGACTGCGACCATCCGCTGGTGGGCGCGTGGCTTTGCAAACACGGCGAGTTCGTCGGCTCGGTCCTTTGGCTTCGCCAGGCCCTTTCTCTGCCAAGCCACGCCAGATCAGACGGCCGCGCCGCCGTACTCGCTAGGCACGAAGAACCTCGATGGCAAGTACGCCTCGGTCACGCAATCGCTCTCCACGAGCCTCAACACGCTGACGGGGCAGTTCAATGCGAAGTACACCCTCGCGCTTAACGTCAATGGCTACGTGTCTGGCGTCACCAGCGTCAACAACGGCACGACCAGCACCTTCGACATCCTGGCCGATACCGTGCGCTTCCTAGCTCCGAGTGGTGGCGCGCGCACCGAGTTCTCGAACGGGAACTGGCGCGTCTACGACGGTAACGGCGTGCTGCGAACTGCTATGGGAATCAATATCTGATGGCCACGGGTCTCAAGTGCTGGGATGCGGCCGGACAGCAGACCACCAATGTCACAGATCGGATCCCGCGCGTGGTCGGCTATCAAAGCATCGCGGCTAATTCCTCGGGCTCGGTGTCATGTCCAGAGGGCACGCCTTGGTATCAGCTGAGCCTGATCGGTACAGCTGACCCAGGAGCTCCAGGTGGGGCGCCTGCCCCGAGGGTGACTATCAGCGGACAAACGATCAGCTGGGGCATCCCCAGCGGTGCCAGCAGCACTCAAGCGGCGACCCTTGTGTTCGGAGCGTACTGATGGTCACGGGACTGAAAGCGCGCACAGGCGCAGGCCTGCTGCAGATTGATGCCGACGTGCCGCAATTGAAGCTGTTCGCGAAGTACACCGTGACCGGAGAAGACACGCGCACCATCAACAATCTACCAGGGATACCGGCGGTTGCAGTTGCGTGCTCCACCGGCGCATATGTCGTGATCACGTCCTACGGCAGCGGCTCGGCGACGATCAAAACCACAGTTTTTCCCGGCAGCGGCGGCACCGCGACTGTTTACGTGTACAGCCGACCTCAGGCCGGGAACCCCGGCGGGATCAAGTTGAATGATGCGGCGGGCCAGGTCACGTTCGACGGGTCGGCGGGTTACTTGAAGATCGTCGGGTCCGGCGGAGGCAACCCCGACACCAGCGGCGGCGAGAACAACGCTCAGGGCTGGCCATCCGGCAGGAGTTATGCCGTCCTCATCCGCCAGGTCGGCTACAGCTTCCGCGACGTGAACCAGGGCGCCGGCGGTAACACGGACTGGTATCGCTACGTGTTCCGAGGCTACGCAAAGGTGTCAGGCCTGCAAACCAGTGTGGTGAGCAACAACAGCGCAATTACTCGGTTCGGAGCATCCGCTCCGGTCGATGCTTCGCCGTATATCAGCGCTCACCTCTATTACGTCGTAGACGTAACCGGCCTCTAAGTGGCCACCAACCTTCCCATCACTTACCAGAAAGCGAGATCCCAATGTCCCGAGTCATCGCGAAGTACAACCTGGCCATCGTCCCCGAGCAGGTGATCGAAATGTCGGTCGCGACCACCATTCTGGGGCTGTCGATCCAAGACGATCAGCTCCAGATCGTGGTGGACCAGGAGGGCGCAGCCAATCGCACCGCGAAGCGCAGTTTCTTCATCGTGCGCGGTGGCGCCGAGCCGATCCCGGACCAGGCGCTGAACTACGTCGGGCAGTTCGCGATCGATGGCGCCTGGGCTTATCTGTTCACCGACACCGGCGACATGCCATCCGCATTCGTGCCGGATGCGGCGCTGGCGACCTGGGCCGACATCCACTCGATCCACGAGAGGCTGGCCTCGCTGCAGAATGCCGTGACCGCACTCGCCGCGGCTCGGTGAAGTCGCAGCCCAAGCGACTCGCCTGGCGCAGCATGCCCCCCATGACCAAGACCCCAGGCAAAGCAACATGGGCCGCCCGCAGGGCGCGTGAGCTGGAGAAGCAGGCCCTGGCCATGCTCGACACCCCGGCGGCGGACTGGCGCGCTCGCCAGCGGCTCAGAGACGGCGCGGCGAGGCTACGGGCTGAGGCGGCCAGGTTCCGCGGCATCGCGCAGCGGTTGCGCCCCGAGGCGGCCTGACCTGTCACACCGGTTGAGACGACCCGAGCGCACGCTTCGGGGATGACCCTCCCCGACGGATTCGCCTGGCAAGGCGTGCATCTGAACGACCGCAGCGCGCCCCGCGTGCTGGCGCTGCACGGCGAGGGTGTGGTGCGCCTGGAGGACCGGGTTGACGACGGCAGCTGGTTCGCCATGCTCGACTACCACCATGGGATGGCGCGGCGGACTCCTACCAGGCCATGCACTTCGTTCGAGGCGGGGAAGCGCGGCGCGGAGCTATGGGCGATCCGGCACGAGGCCCGGCTGCGCCGGGAGGTCGCGGAGAAGATCGCGGCCCGGCCGGTGCACAACGGCGCCGGCGGGTGGAGTCGCCCCGGGGAGAAGTAGGGGCGGGGTACGCGCGGCTGTCGCAGGGCGTGAGATGCCGGAATTTTTAGCAGCCCAGGAAATTTTGATCTTCGGGCCACCAACGAAAAAGGCCCCGCATCGCTGCAAGGCCTTGTTCCGTAACGCTTAGATCGCCACCTAGATGGTGGCCGGGGAGGGAATCGAACCCCCGACACAGGGATTTTCAATCCCTTGCTCTACCAACTGAGCTACCCGGCCAGTGCTGCACTTGCGGCCGAGCCGAAGCGAGGCGCGCATGATACGGATGGATTCCCGATCCGGCAAGACGCCTGATCACTGAACGTGTCGCCGCGCGACCGTGCCGACCCGGCGGGGCCGGGTGCATCATCGCTGTCCCCGACACGGTTCGCCACCGGAGACGCCGCATGCAACGTCCGCGATTCGCCCGCCTGTTCGCCGCCGGCCTGCTGGCCGCCCTCGGCGCGGGCTGCGCCACCACCGGGCTGACCGATGCGCAGGAGCTGGCGCTGTACCAGGCCCACGCAGGCGAGCCGGTCAAGAGCTTCACCGTCTTCGGCCAGCTCAACGGCTGGTCGCCGCTGGGCGATGCAGCGCTGGCGGTGTGGGCCCGGCCCAGCGAGGCCTACCTGCTGGAGCTGAGCGGGCGTTGCATCGATCTGGATTCGGCGCCGGCCATCACCGTGACCAACCAGGGCGGCCGGGTCTACGCGAAGTTCGACGACGTGCTGGTGCTGGGCGGGCTGCAGAACAGCTTCCGCATGCCGTGCCGGATCGCCGAGATCCGGCCGCTGGACGTCAAGGCCCTGCGGCAGGCGCAGAAGCAGCTGCGCCAGGCCAACGCGGCCGAACGCCAGGCCGGTGCGCCGCCGGCGGGCAACCAATGACCGGCGGCCGTCACGGCGCGCTTGCGCGCTCGGCGCTCTGATCGACGCCCGGCATCCGCCACGCAAGAAGCAGATCCGCCATGAGCCGATGGACATCCCTGCCGACCCTGGCGCTGGCGGCCGCGCTGCTGGTGGCCGGCTGCGCCACCACCGGGCTGAGCGACAGCCAGCGCCTGGCGCTGTACCGCGCCCACGCCGGCGCGCCGCAGAAGAATTTCAGCAACGCCGACCGCCTGATCGGCTGGACCGCGCTGGGGGATGAGGCCGTGGCGGTCTGGACCCGCCCCAACGAGGCCTATCTGCTGGATCTGGGCAACAGCTGCAACGGGCTGAACAACGCGACCACGATCCTG